GTCCCCGGGGATAAAACAGGAGTAAGAAAATGATCGTTATCTACGTTGAAAAGACCGCCACCGAAACCCAAATGAAGGCCGTCCGCGCCTTCCTCAAGGAAGAAGGCGGCACTTTTCGGGTGTGCCGGGCTGATTACACTTATGCCGGAGGCAAGGAAAGCATCCGGAAGATTCAGATCCTGGCCGGCGTGACTCACGCCCTCAACAGCACCCGCTAAACCAGCAGCCAGCCCCGAAAGGGGCTTTCGATCTAAGCCCCGGCCATGCCGGGGCACTCTTAGGAATGATCATGATCGACCTAAAAAAAGTCGCAGCAGCATCTAACGGGGCAGCAGCCGTGGCGGTCTATGAGCGGGAGGGTGGAGGAATCGCCGTCCTGAAATATGCGCCCAATGGTGTCGGCCACTGGGATAGACGCAAGGAATTTTCTGAGCTGGTTTCCAGAGCCGCGACCAAACTTGGTTACCGGCGTAACCGCCGCTTCAAAACCGGCTGGAAAAAAGAAGCTTGAGCCATCAAACCCCGCCCCGGCGGGGTTTTTTCATGGGTGCAGACGTCTGCACACACCCCGCCAGAGCCCCCGCTAAACAGGCCCGGCATCCCGGGCCCCCCGATCAAGTCATCACGGCATCACCCCCGTTCTCATGGCCTGCACCAGCCGGGCGGCACGAGCACCGACCTGGCGCGCCCAGGCCGATGTGGCCATGCCCTGGGCTGCATCGGCGTAGCGCCCGGCCTGGACAGCCGCGAGCGTGTTTTTGAAGCCCAGCAGGCCGGCAACGCCCAGATTGAATGCCATATTGCACAGCACACGCTGACGCACATCGTCCAGGCCGCTCCACCAGGGCAGGCGGGCGTCCAGGGCCTTGCGGACGGCATCAACGTCCGCAGCGAGCAGGGCATCCACCTGGGCATCCGTGAGCGGGCATTTCATGTTGTGACCCACCCCGACGGTCTGAATGCCCATCGTGTCATCGTACGGCGCGTAGCGGACGCCCTCATCGCGCCGCAGCTCAGCCACCAGTTTTTTCAGATCCATCACGTACCTCTTGTAAATCGTTGATTTTCAAAAACTGGCAGGGCACAGCGCCCCGCCAGTAGGTGCTTGTCGTGTGCTGCACGAGCGCAAATGCGGCTGTGATCACGAGCCCCCAGCCGTCCGGGTGCCACCCGGGAAGCAGCGGAGCCGCAAGCCCGAGCAGGGCCGCAAGTCCTAGCGTCCAGAACGCGAAGCGCACCGGAGCTGGAGCGCTTCGATCCATGGCAACAGCCCGGACAAACACAGAGAAAACTAGGTAGAGGCACAGTCCCTCATGCATGAAAATGGGCAGATCAATCACTGGACGCCCTCCCCGCGCTGCTTGACGACGCGCTGTACGGTCTGGGACAGCATCTGAAACACGGGCCCCCAGCCGTTGCCCATAGCCCCGATCAGCAGCGCAATCACGCCCGTCGATTCACTGACGGGCACACCGAGCTGGCGCTCGATGGCCCAGGCAATCACGCCCGTGCCGGCCAGCGCCAGGGCAGCGCAGCGCAGCAGCAGCCAGGCGCCCTCACGGTAGCTCGCGGTCTGTGCCGCCGTGAGGGGCCACATGGCCCCTGCGATTGCGCAGAGCACGATGAGCACGTAGGGCCCTGCCATGGGCCCCAGGACTGCGACAAACAGCACCGTGAGGGACACGCCCCCGGCAGTAGTAGTGGTGGGCTCAGCCACGGGTACACCTCTCCTTCATCTCAAGCCAGCCAAGGCAAGTCAAAAAAAACCCGGGGGTTAGCCGGGCGGTTGTGGGTGCTGATTTTCATCATGCGGGGGGTGTGGGCCAGGCCACTTCAAGCGGGAAGCCTTCTTGCGCCGTCACGTCGCGCAGGGCCTGCCGGTAGGGCTGCCAGCGCGCAGCGACTGCATCCGATACGTCCCGCCCCTGCGTCCAGTCCGAGGCCGCGAGCAGCGCATCACGCCGGGCCCGTACGTCAGCAGCCGCCTGGGCCGTATCGACGACCCAGGCGCTTGCAGCCCAGTCCCAGCGGGCCCACTCGGCCCCCGGCACGGGCTTTTCGGGGAACGGCGTGAATTCGCCCTCCACGAATCGCCCGGCGTCCACGTCATGTGCCCCCTCGACAACCGAGGCCCCGGGCTGCCCCGTGGCCTGGAGCTCAAAATCATCATCGTGGCACCAGCCCGACCACATCACCCGCCCGGACTCAGTATCAAAAACTGTAAATTGCTTCATTCATCTTTTCCCCAATTGAGCAGCCAGAGACACCGAGGCCGGGCCATGCAGACGCAGCACATGGACACCGGCCCCAGGGTTAAAAACCGCCGTTTTTGAGATGGGCATGTAGATGCCACCGCCCCCAGATTCAGCCGACGGGACGGCCACCGGCACGACATCCAGCGTCGCCAGGCGAACTCCGTCAATCTCAAGATACGCGTCAGTGTAGCTGCCCGATGGACTCGCGCTCATCCACACAATCAGGGGCCGGCCTGCCGCCGCATCCGGCACCGTCACAACAACTTGCGCGACCATGCTGCCCGCTGCCCCGACAGCTAGCGTGATGGCATCACCTGCGATTTGCAGCGTATTTATGACATTAACGGCGGAAATCGTCATGTTTCCGCTGTTATCCACGTGAAAATTCGGGAAATCGATGCTGCAATCCCCCCAGCTGCTGATCCGAATCCGGCTCGACCCGCCCTGCAGCTCTGCCAACATGGCCCCGCTCGGATGCCTGGCCAGCACCCACCCGTTTCCCCCGTCGTACCACCATTTTCCTGAGCTGCGGGCATACCCCCAGCCCGTGCCGCCGTCACTCTCGATATCCATCGTCCCGGTCGTCATGCGGCACGCCTGGAGCAAGCCCTGTACCGTCAGCTGGCTGCCGTCCCATGTCAGCCCTGGGCCGCCCTGCTGGCCCAGGCTCAGCTTGTATGAGCCCGCATCGTAGCCCGCCCACAGGCCCGCCCCGGTGTTGTAGCTGGTCTGGCCGGCACGGATGAATCCCGCAGCGTCCAGGGTCAGACTGCCCGACGTGATAGCCCCCATGTTTGCGGTAATCGCAGAGAGCTGGGACACCGCCAGGCGGTCCGCAGCCACTGACGCAGCGACGATATTCGCCCCATCCCGGGTGAATTTCCACGACGCACCGTCCCATCCCCAGATCCCGCGCCGGGCCGGGTCGGTGGTGTCGAGGAAAACAGCAAGATCCCCCCCCACCGCAGCGGGACTTGCTGGCAGGCTCGCCACCGTCCGGATGCCCCCCAGGCCGGAAACCGACACAGAGAACTCGGACGACAGCACCAGCGCATCGGTGCCAAAAATGTCGTAGTGGGCTATCCGGGCGTACCAAGTGCCCTCTGCCAGCCCCAACGCCGCATAAGCGCTGGTCACGCCGTCATACACCGGGGCGGTTGCCAGCGCATCGAAACCGGCTGTTTGAGACAACCACACCCGGGTGCCGGCGTAATCCGACGCCGAGGGCTTGGCCGTGGCAATCGAGATCGACCGGCCCGCCCCCACCACCTGGATGCCGGATGGGCTGGACATCTGGGGGTTGGATGCAGACAGGGATGAGTAGGCCCCCTGTTTGCCAGACTCCGACACGACAAAAACTCGAAACTCCAGCGCCCGGAAGGGCCCCCCGTCGGCGCGGCTGCTTGCAATCGTGTATGCATACGCCGGGGACGCGAGGCTTTTGACGGTGCGGCGCTTGATGCCTCCAGACCACACTTCGACGGTGTAGGTGCCTGCGTCTTTGTGGGGCTCCCACTTGATGCTGCAGTCTGGCCCCGTGAAAGGTTCGGCGAGCACCAGGCCGATGGGCGCAGAGTCCGGGGAGCCGATGCCCTGGATTGCGTGCGCGATGCTGGCACTGGACTCCGGCATAACCTGGCCGGCGCCGTTGAACAGATCGACACGAATCAGGACGGTGCCGGCGTCGGGGATGTTCAAGCGCACGCCGGGGCCGGACACCCCGTCGAGCACTTGCCACGGGCCGTTCGCGATGCTGTAAGCAAGGCGCCGAGCCGAGACATTTCCCGTTTCAGTCCAGGTCACGATCAGGGTGAGCGTGCTGGATGCCCCCACGCGCAGGCGTTCTTCTTCTGCTGCGAGGCCGGTGATCTGAGGATCAGAGGATGTCCACTTGCGCACGGGCGGGGGGGCGTACGTGCCGGCCTCGAATGCATAGTATTCATCCGGATCATCCATCGCGACAATCTTGACTTCATGCATCGAGACAGGACGAATCTCGACGATTTTGACGCGGCGCCCAGGCGTGGCCTGGTAGTCAGCGAGCCAGCGCCAGTCAATCGGGCTATCTGCATCGGGGGCCGTGGGCAGGGCATCGAGCAGATTGAGGGTGGAGACCTCCCCCGATACGTACTGCACGCGGCAAGTGTGCAGAGTGCCATTCGGCTCGACCACCGTGATCCATGTCCCCCCCGAATTCAGGGTGATGGCCCGATCCAGCACCAGGCTGGTAGCCGTGCCGCCCAGCAGCCGGCCAGACACCCCCCACTGGGTGAGGTCATGGGAGAGCGAGACGACATCCCCCCGGGTCACGACGAGCCCTTCCATGTCCGTCACCCAGGAGATTTGACGGGTGCGGTAGATCTGGTGTGCGACCTGCAACCGACACTCCCGAATGGCCTGGTCGCGATTCGTGCAGCCCCACAGCTCGATGCTGGCCGGTTTGACCGGGGCAGACACACCAGGCGCAGCTACGCGCACCGTGTCGGCCTTGTAATCAGCATCTGCATCGACGTATGAGAGGGTGATTTCGTCGGCAGCCGCCTCGCTGCCATAAACCACTTCAAAAGACCCTTTTTTGATGTTGGATGGCCCGAAAACGGCCACCACCGGCATGCCCGCTGCGTCCCACAGCACACCGAGGCGCCCGGTGCTCCAGCTGGGGGAGGCACGGCCACAGCGGGCGATGGCCTGGAGCACATCCCACACTGATTTTGATGAATCCAGCTGCACATTGCAGCCGAGGGATTTAGTCGCGCACCAGCTGCGCCAGGCGGCAATGGCATCCAGATCGATATCAGCATCTGCAAGCCCCGCCCCCCACAGCAGCCGGCCCGCGACTCGATAGCCACGCGCAAAGAGCAGATACAAATCTGCTGGAT